AAAAACAACTGGAAAGACAAATATGGTGAAAACCAACAAATCGAGGTTACCCCAAGCCCGTTATGGTTTGACAACAAGCCAACAAAGCAAATCCAAGGAGATTCTGAGACTTCTTAGGGAATGTGAAGAAGAAGGAGATTATGGCTTAGATTATATAATTTTACATATAAAAGAACATTTTTTAATAAACGAATGACATTAACTTCATTAGACAACTTTAGAGAGGCATACAAGAATAGGAACCATAGTACGGAGACTATTGTTGTAACAACCAAAGACGCTGGTAACCCTTATGGGAAACAAGGTGCACCTAAGGACGTTTGTCCTGACTGTGGTAACAATACAGTTAACCAGGGTGGTTGTGATACCTGTCCAAGTTGTGGATGGAGTAAGTGTTCAATAGCATAAATTTATGATAGGACCAGGAACACCAACAACAGCTGATGACTTAGGTTGTTAGATGTCTCTCGCAGAGGATTTTGTCCCCAGAGAGTGGCAAGCACAAATTATCGGAGACCCTAAAAAGGGTATTCCAATGGATGATACAAAATACAAAGTCATAGTAGCCCATCGTAAGAGTGGTAAAACTGTGATGGCTTTGATGTATCTATTTATGAAAGCGTGGACTTGTACTGAAGGTATTCCCAAGGGAATTCACTCTGGTATGAGGGTACCCAGGTTTACATACATAGGTCCAACATACAAACAGGCAAAAGATATTGCTTGGGATTTACTTAAAGACATCGTTCCCAAATGGGCACTACTCAAGAAACCAAATGAGTCTAATTTAGAAATCAGGTTGACGAACAGGGTTATTATCAACATTAAAGGTGCTGATAAAGAAGATTCCCTGCGTGGTCCTGGACTTTCATTCGCCTTACTAGATGAGTATGCGTTCATGAAACCCAATGTGTGGTCGGCTGTAATAGAACCTGAATTGGCCCAGACTGGTGGTGGAGCTATGTTTATCGGAACTCCAGATGGTCGTAACCATTTCCATGACGTTTATAAGCTCGGAAGAGATAACGTAAAGAATTGGAAATCATGGTTAGTACCAGTTACACAGCCTACGATAGGATTTGATATTGACCCGATAAGAGGTCAAGCATTACTAGCGGATGGATTCCTAGAAGAACAAAGGGCTCAAGTTACTGAGAAATTCTTTAATCAGGAGTACGAATGTGAATTCAATGATGATGCTGGAATGGTCTTCAATAGGGTAGAGGAAAACGTTATAGACGAATTCCTAGAATACCCAGAGAACGGTCATAGATATCGACTAGGTGTCGACCCTGCCCTTCGTGAAGATTGGACTGCTATATCCGTACTGGATTTAACAGATTGGAAAGTTAAGTATGTTTATCGCACCAATAAGATTGATGCAGAACTACTTTACTCAAATATAGAAAACATGGCTAATAGGTGGACTTCCAATATGGGAGCACCAGAAGTTATGTTTGATTCTACAGGTATGGGAGACCCTATGTATGATTCACTTGTTAAGAGGGGATTAAACATTACACCTATAAAATTCACAAATGCTAGGAAGATGGAGATGGTAGAGACTCTTAATAAGATGCTCTCCCATGATGAGATAAAGATTCCACGATACGAGTGGTTGATAGATGAAATAAAAGATTATCGTTATGAACGATTGCCATCAGGAAGGTACCGTTATGGTGCTCCAACAGGGAGACACGATGATGGTGTTACCTCGTTGATGTTAGTCGTTTATCATTTACCACCAAAACAAGTGGTACAAATTAATAATAGAGATTTAACTACAGGAGGTTATAAGCCAAATAAATTCACAGGATATTAATATGCCATATAAAGAAACAGAGGGTACAAAAAAGCTATCCAACAAAAAGAAAATTAAAGCAGCAGCTGACCTCGTTATGAGCAGATATGCTGTCTCTAGTTCTTTTACTGAAGGATATTTTACAAAATTTCAGGAATACTACAGACTCTATAGAAGCCACTTAGAAGGTGGTCTTCCATGGCGTTCTAAATTATTTATTCCTAAAGTATTTGAAATCATTGAAACAATAGCACCTAGAGTAGCTATGTCTCAAAGAAAATTCAAAACATTACCAGTTGAAGGCTCAGACGCTGCAAGTGCTGAAGCTTTTACTGATTTATTAGAGTTCCAGTTTGAACAAACAAACATGGAAGAAGTAATTGAAGACCTTACCAAAGAATCTTTGATTTATGGTACAGCAATAGCTAAAGTTACTTGGCAAAATGAAACACCATTAGCTGAGGTAGTTGATATATTTGATTTCTTTCCAGACCCTAAAGCTAGAAACCAAGATGAATTAAAATATGCTATACATCGTGTAGAGAGAGATTTAGGAGATTTAGAACTGAATCCTAATTACGACAAGAGGGCATTAAAGAAATTAAAAGGTTCTGGTGGTATAACAGGTTCTAACCAAGAGAGAGAACAACGTGAAGGAGTTACAGGAACAAACTCTCAAGATGGAACTAGACAGAGATTTGAAGTATTAGAATATTGGGGAGAGTTTGAAGGTAAAGATTATATAATTGTAGTTGCTGATGGGGAAGTTTTAAGATGTGATGAAAATCCTTATGCTAAACCAATTCCGTTTGTAATTATAAGAGATACTATTGTACCTCACGAATTTTATGGTATAGGTGAGATTGAACCTATTGAAAGCTTACAGAATGAGTTAAATGATGTTAGAAACCAAAGAATGGATAACATTAAACTCAACTTAAATAATATGTGGAAAGTTGTAGCTGGTGGAGTACAGTTTGAAGATGAACTTGTATCAAGACCAGGTGGAATAATTCATTTAACTAGACCAGATGGTTTAATGCCAAATGATAGACAACCAATACCAGCTGAAGCATTTACAGAAGAATCAATTATTAAATCAGATATGGAAAGAACTGATGGGGCTAACAGTCCACTATCAGGTTCTTTAACAAGTCCTTCAATGGGAACAAATACAGGTGCTGGTAATAGAACTGCTACAGCGTGGCAAGGAGCTATTAATCAAGCAGATAAGAGATTCTCAGCAAAGGTTAACCAATTAAAGAGAGGTTTGATTCGTATAGGTAGAAAATACTTAGAATTAGACCAACAATTTTTAGATAAAGAAACAGCAATAAGAGTCTTAGGTAAAGATGGTGAGGCAATGATTGTCCCATTACAACCTGAGGATATTCAAAAAGGTTTTGACTTAACAGTTGAGATTGAATATTTAGATGAGTTCCAACGTATGACAAATGATATACAACTATTACAGACTTTAGTTAATGTACCAAACTTCAATATAGCTAAACTAGCTGCTGATATAATTGAGAAATCTGGTAAGAAGAATGTTGAAGATTATATATTACCTCCAGAACCACCTACTCCAGAACAACCTAAGGTTAATTATCAACTTAAGGGTGAAATGGCACCAGATGCTGTCGCACAACTTATAGATAAAAAAGATAATATAAAGACCAACCCTAAGGTAGTCGCTACCGAGATGAGGGCTGGTAAACTTAGCAATGCTGAGAAAGCAGCTAAAATAGAAGAATCACTAACAACACAATAATATGTCGGAGGAAATAGAGAGAGCAAAAAATATACTGAATAAGGAGGTTGGAAAGATAGATGTGTATGAGCAATTATCACTCAATCCAGACTTCCAACTTTTCAAAAAAGAACTCATTGATGACAAAGTCGAAATGCTATTTGATTTACTTGAAACTGCCGATGATAAAGACTTGGCTAGAATTAGAGGTCAAATGGAAGCTCTTCGAGGAATCAAAAAATCATTTGAGCACACTCTCTCAAGAAAAGGTGAAGTTAATAAAAAATTAAAAGAATTAGAAAATTAAATAACTAAACAGGAAAATTTTATGGATAACGTCCAAAGTTCGGACAGTAAACTTTCTTTAGATAATGCCCCTTCGGGAATGGCACCTATGGAAGCCCCTGCTGACCAAGAACAGACGCCCAGCGAGTCAAGTGGTGAAACCCCACAAAACGATGCTGTTGACGTCGAGCAGACCGAGACCCCTCCCCAAGAGGGCAATTCTCAAGAAGCTGAAGAGTTAATTGCTGGTAAGTTCAAATCTCAAGAAGATTTGGTTAATGCTTACGAGGAGTTACAATCTCACAACACAAAGGTTGAAATGGAGAGGAGTGATTTAGAAAAGCTGTTTGTAGAAAAGGAGACCGACTCAACAATAGTTGATGACGCACCTACAAACGTAACCAATGAAGCTAGTGTCCCTTCGGACATTAATAAAGCATTAAAAGATTTGGAACCGCAATTAGCGGCTTCAGTATCTAAGATGCTTGCTAAACCATTAGCAAAGCTAGAAGTACAAGATATGTTGAATAAACATGGAGATGCTTTTATGCAAAAAGCCAAAGAGGTTAAAGCTCAACAAGACCACAATCCAAACCTTTCAATGGAAGATGCCTTCAAGATTGTCAGTTTTGACAATGTGAAGAGAACATCTCATACCCAGGGGATAAATGAAGCACATGCTAATCAGGAAGCTAAGAAGAAGGCGCAAGTCGAATCTTCTAGACCGTCTGGAATGCGTCCGACAACTATAGAAGACGCAATTAAGGACCCTAATACAACTGTAAGTGAAATTGCAGATGCACTAGGACCTGAATATAATGCCTTCAAAGAAATTTCTGAGAAGAAAAATCGTCATCTTCAGGGTAGCGCTTAAATAACGGAGGAGTAGAAGGTCAAACCTAATGGCAATCCCAACAGGAACACCTACTACAACTACATCGCTTACAAATGCGATTCCCTCATACTTTGAAAAAGTATTACTAGAATGGATGAGACCACAATTCCGTTTCTATACTTATGCAACAAAAAAACCATTGCCTAATAACTATGGTAGAACCATCAAGTTTAATAGAAAACAGAATTTAGATTGGGGATATTTCCTATCACAAGGATATCCACTATCTGCAGTCAAAACCCTTTCAACTGGTACTGTTTCAGCGTTGATTGAACAACTCGGTGATACAGTTGGTCTAGCAGATATAGCTAAACTTAGTACAATCATGGACTCTGATGCTTATGCAATGGAAGTCATGGCTGACCAAGCAGCAGAATCTGTAGAACAATATATTATTGAGAACTTAATGGCTGACACAACTGTCAATCACTATGTTAAAAAAGATGCAGCTATCGCACAAGGTAGCAACGCAGCTAAAGCTTCAGCAGCTTCAAACACTCGTTTGGCTCTGTCTGATGTTAGAGCCGTTGCAACTAACTTAGCTGTAAAGAACATTAAAGCTTACGATGGTACCAATTATGTTGGTATCTTCCATCCATATCATGTCTCTGACATTATGGGTGATTCCGATTACACAGGATGGGTATCATATACTACTCCTGATGCAATGCGGAATTTCGAACTCGGTAAGATTTTCAATGTTCGTGTAGCTCAATCAACTAAAGTACCTATCACTTCTGGTAGTGCTTACTCAGCTTGTAGTCTTTCGACTGCAACTGGTAGTGCCGCTAAAGTATATGGTGCTGTAATCTTCGGGGAAGAAGCATTTGCTGTAACTGAACTTGGTGGTGGAATTAAAGCTTATAAGTCAACTGGCGCTTCCAAAGCCGACCCATTGAATCAAATTGATTCATACGGCTGGAAAGTCAATATGGCTGCTAAAGTTATTAACCCATCAGCAATTGAGGTAATCTGGAGTTCTCAAGGTGAGATTCTAAGAAACCCAACCGCAATTACAGGTAATGTCGCTTCTGGAGCTTCAGATATAGGAATAAATTGTTTATTCCCATCAACTGCAACCTCTAACGGTGATTACTACGGTACAATGATGAAGAGTTGGTAGTAGAAATTCAAAATCACAAGTTTTGATACTGGGGGGGAGTATATTATTCCCCTTCAGAACAAAATTTATGAGAGTACTAATAACTGGAAATGAAGGCTTCATAGGCTCGCATCTTCAGGAGAATTTAGAAAAGAAAGGCTATGAAGTCGTAGGACTTGATAATAGGCTTTGGTCAACACGGAAAATGAATAACACAGTCATTGGTGATGTTAGAGATGCTCAGCTAGTTGATTTCTTAGTAGAACAATCTGACGAAGTATATCACTTAGCAGCACAGATTAATGTTGATTATGGAAATGAAAAACCAAACGAAACAGTAGATATAAATATAAAAGGAACACTTAATATATTAGAAGCTTGTAGGAAACACGGTAAGAGAATGATTTTCGCAAGTACAAGTGAAGTATATGGTACAAGCCAAACAGAAAAAATCACAGAAGAACACCCACTCGACTCGCAAAGCATCTACGCAGCGAGCAAAGTCGGAGCAGATAGACTCTGTAAATCTTATGCCGATACCTACGATGTGGATGTTAGGATTCTTAGAAACTTTAACACTTTTGGACCATGGCAACGCTTTGATAGTTACGGAGGTGTCATCTCCATATTTACGAATAGAGCATTATCTGGTAAACCCGCAGTTATATTCGGTGATGGAGAACAAGAAAGGGATTACATCTGGATTGATGATGCTGTTGCAGGATATGAACTTATTGCCGAAAGAGGAGTTAGAGGAGTCCCAATCAACGTTGGTTCAGGTACCACGGTTACAGTTAATGAAATCGCAAGGTTGGTACAAAAGTACACGGGATGCCCTAATCCAATCTATACAAGAGAACGACCAGGAGAAGTCAGACGACTCTGTGCAGACACCACCAAAGCTAGAACGTTGGGTCTAAAAGTAGAGTCAAACTTTGAAAAGAATTTAGAAACATTTATTAATTGGCATAAAGAGAGGAAAAAAATATGAAACAACGAATATTCGTTACAGGTGGAAGTGGATTTGTAGGAACTCCAACTTGTAAAGCCTTAGAAGAAAAAGGCTACGAAGTATTTAATTTTGACTTAAAAACTGGTCATGATATTAGAAATATGGAAGACCTACAAAGAGAAATGGAGTCAGATGATATTATACTTCATTTAGCAGCTATAGCTAGATTTGCTGAAGCAGACGCTGACCCAGTAACTGCATTTGAAACAAATGTAGAGGGTACTAGAAATGTAGTAGATGTAGCAGCTTATTATAGTATTAAAAGAATAGTTTATGCTTCTACTGGTTCAGTTTATATGCCAATACACGAAGAACCACCAATTACAGAAGAATTTCCTACAATAGGAAACTCTGTATATGGATGCTGTAAAAATTTAGGAGAATTATATATTAAAGATAGTGGAGTTGATTATGTAATATTGCGATATGCTCATTTATATGGGCAGGGTAAAATAGGACATGGAGCTATCGGTGGATTCATTGACCGAATGGAACGTGGATTACAACCAAAACTTTATGGTGGTAAACAATCAAATGACTTTACCTATATAAAAGATATTGTAGATGCAAACATACTTGCTATTGAAACAGATAATAAAAACGAAGCATATAACATAGGTACAGGAGAAGAACTTACAGTAGAAGATGTATTTGATGTAATGGGAGAATACTTTGACTATAAGCCTGGTTACGAAAGAGTAGAGATGAGAACTGTTGACCCACAAAGATTTCTATATGATATGAGTAAGGCAGAGAAGATGTTAGGTTTCAAATATAAATGGAACTTCAAGGATGGAATGGAAGACTGGTTCGGAAAGGATAAAGTATGATTATTAAAGGAGGACAAGTAGGACACGATGTAACACTCGGACATAACTGTAATGTATTTGGTCTAGTTGGAAACAACTGTAAGATTGAATCTAATACAGATATATGGGAAGGAGTTACTTTAGAAGATAATGTGTTCGTAGGTCCTAATGCCACATTAACTAATGATAAGAACCCTAGCGTAGATGGAAGATGGATATTAAGAGAGACCTTAGTTAAAAAAGGTGCTTCCATAGGAGCTAACGCTACAATACTATGTGGACTTACAATAGGTAAGTATGCAGTAGTAGGAGCTGGAGCAGTAGTAACTAAAGATGTACCAGCAGGAGAAACCTGGGTAGGTAACCCAGCAAAAAAATTATGATAGAAAAAGATGAAGAGTTATGTGCCTTTTGTGGGTTATGTAACGAAGACGATTCAAACTTTGAAGAGATAATTAACGATTGCCCTACTGGGGCATTAAGAAGGATTAAAACAAATGATACCTCTATTAAGACCATCAATAACAAAGGAAGACGCTAAAGCAGTTTACGATAGACTCCTAACTGGTAGATTATCGGGGGGAGCTATAGTTGAAGAATTAGAAGAAGCGTTTGCAGAATATGTAGGAGCAAAATATGCTGTCGCAGTTGACAGTTGCACCTATGGATTTCTTGCTGTACTAGATTTATTAAACCCAACATACGCTACACTCCCAACAGCTACATTTGTCTCAATGGCAAATTCACTAGCTAAAAGGAATGTAGAGATAAGATTTCAAGATGGTTGGATAGCAGGAGATTTCTATGAGATTGAAACAGATAAAGGAACTGTAGTAGATTCAGCACATGCCTTAGAAGAAGGTATTACAGAATATAATTCAGAAGCAATTTGGTTATTTTCATTTCACGCTACAAAACTACTAGCAACTGGTAAAGGTGGAATGATAACAACTAATTCTAAGGAGCAATATAATTTCTTAAAAACATCAGTTAATAATGGAAGAGTTTATGGAAACAATACTTTCGAGTTCACAGTTCATAGTCCTGGTTGGAATAGTTATATGTCCGACATTGTTGCATGTCTTGCTTTATCTCAACTTAAGAGAATTGACAAAACAAATAAGAAGAGAGATGAAGTTAAGAAGATATACGAAAAATACTTAAAACCAGATGAAAGAGATAATTGGAGCAGATATATATATCAAGTATATGTAGATGATTTCAAACAGTTTTACAAAGAATCTAAAATGGCAGGAATACAGGTATCAAAACATTTTAATCCAATACACTTACAACCAGCCTTTGATGTAGGAGAAGAGTTTCCTTATGCTGAAGGAATGGCTAATCACATGATTTCAATTCCGTTCTATGCTGATATGAAAGAAGATGAAGTTAAAATAGTAAGTGAATTTATAAATAATTACAGACAATATTATGGAGGATAGACAAAAAATTAGTGTTATCACGCCATCATACAACGATGGAGATACGCTAGAACTACACATTAAATCTTTTCTTGACCAGGATTATCCTAATAAAGAACAGATAATTATTGATGATGGTTCAACAGATAAACTAACAAAAAAGATATTAAAGAAATATGAAAATAATAAAGAAATTAAAGTCATTTATTTCAAAAAAAATAAAGGGGCTTGTGTCGCTCGTAACGAAGGAGCAAAAATAGCAGACGGAGACGTATATTCGTTTCTACCAGCAGATAGTTTCCTATATCCAGGGCTCCTAAGAGCTTGGATGGGAATGTTAGATGAACACAAAGATTGTGGATTCGTCTATGGTGGCTATTCGTTCGTTGATAATGAAATAAATAAACCAACATGGTTAGGTGGAAGACAGGTAGAAGAACCTTACCTTGGTGAACCCTTCAATCCTAGAGATTTAGAAGACCATAATTATATTGATGGCTCATACCCTCTTAGAAAAGAAGTCTATTGGGGTGCAGCAGAAAAGATGGGACAAGAAGAAGGTCTTTGGGACCCGTCAATCAAATCCTTACAGGATTGGGATTTCTGGCTATCAGTAGTAAAGGGTTATGGCTCTAAAGGGCATTATTCACCATCAAAGTTTTTTGAAACAACTTACCCACACGAAGGTGGATTATCTTATGACTCATCTAATAACTGGTTAGCAAGAGTAAAACAGATTCAAGCTAAGCATGGAATAAAACAATCACCGTTATGTGTTTGTTCTCCAGCAGCTGAATTTCACGGTAGAAGTGTAGCAAAAGTATTAAACGCAGACTACAGACATTTCCCGCCAGCAAAACCTCACGATTATAAAGAAATCTATATGATTGGATTCTTCACTTCTAATTTCCTTTGGACTAAATCGCACTTCATGTCCCCAAATTTCTTAGGACAAATGCAGATACTTAGGGCTAAGGGAGAATGGAATGGAGATATGCCTATGAGTGGAGCAAAGAAATATGTTCACTTTATTGGCTCTGATGTATCACAGTTAAGAAAACTTACTATAGAACAACTAGGAGTAGTTAAACAATTCCTAAATGAGTGTGAGGGAGTATTTGCTGAAATAGATGTTATTGCTAAAGAATTAAAAACATTTGGCATAAAAGCTGATGTAGTACCTTTTCCACCACGAAAATGGTTTGATGTAGAAGAAGAAATGCCAAAGAAGAAAGCAATAGCAATTTACTTACCAGAAGGAGCAGATTCATTTTACTTCAGACATTTATTCCTTGGACTTGATAAAGAAAAAGGTTTAATACATATGATGAAAGATGTTGATTTCCACGTTTTTGGAAACAACTTTGAAACAATGCCAGTAGGTGCTAAGAATTATAAGATATGGGGAAGACCAGATGGTGTAGGAGATATTATAAAAGAAACTAATGCAATAATTAGAATAACACCACACGATGGATTACCAATATCAGTAGCTGAATGGATAGGTGCAGGAAGAAATGCCCTAACAACAATCAAAATGCCACACGCTGACCATTTTGACTTAAAAGCATTTACAGCTAAAGATTTACAAAATACTAAAGTTAAAGACCTACTTAAAGAACTAAAGACACGCATCTATGAGACTCTTGAAAAGCCTGTCAACACAGAGGGGTCGAGGTTCTACAGGAATTGGTTGGACATGGACAAATACAGGGAAGCGATTAAGAGCTATGGAGAGTATGATGAGAAACGGTACTGGGAGAAACGGTCAGATAGCTGGAACCAACAAGCCCAGGTTGACAAAGTAAAGAAGGAAAAACTACGAGGTATAGTTAATTCAATTAGTTTTGAAACTGTACTAGACGTAGGATGTGGCAATGGAAGATTTACACCAATGTTTGACGAGAAGCATTACCGAGGTTTTGATATATCTAATAGGTTAGTAGAAATATGTAAGGAACGATTTCCTGATAAAGATTTCTTTACTAGCTCTGTAGAAGATGTACATAACCACGTTAAGGAAAAAGTTGACTTGGTGTTCTGCTATACAACTTTAGAACACGTTCCACCAGAATATATAGGACAAGCAGTAGAAGCTTTGAAGAAAGTGGGAAAGAATATGCTGTTAATAGAGCCTAAAGACTTTGTACCAGCAGGAAATTATTGTTTTAACCATAATTATAAGAAACTATTTAACGTTAGAAAGCGTTGGGGGATGGGCGATAAAAATGCCTACCTTATAAAACTATGAAGAAACCATTAGTAAGTGTAATAGTTCCTGTTTATAATAAGCAGGTAACATTACCAAATTCATTACAATCAGTATTTGAACAAAGCTATGAAAACTTTGAGGTGATAACTGTAGATGATAATTCTACAGACCACTCATCAGAAGTACTTAGTTTAATAAAAGATAAAAGACTTATAAGACATTTCCTTTCCACAAACGGTGGGGTAGTAAATGCTTATAGAGAAGGAATTAATCGTGCTAAAGGTGAATATATAATGTTCCACGACTCAGATGATATTTCAATGCCAGATAGATTAGAAAAGTGTATGAAGTATATAGGAGACGCTGATGTAATTTATCACGGAATGTATCTTGTATCACAACACCCCGAATATCCAATTACAGGAAGACGATTTGCACCAGCAGAAGAGTGGGAACCTAAAAGAATATATACAGAACAATACATACCAGGTGTTATTTTGGCTAAGACTAGCACATTAAAGAAGGTTAAGTTCCCAAAAGAAGCTGAGAAAGCTTGGGATTGGATGCACCACATACTATTACACCAGATGGGAGCTAAGTATGTTTCAATAAATGAAGGACTTTACGACTACTGGAGATTTACAGGAAACTCATTATCTAACACAAATGAGATGAGTGGAGAAAGACTTCAAGCTATTAGATGGATTCAAAAGTATTTAATTGATAATAAGCTTGTAAAGAAAGGTCATAAGTTTGGTAAAGGCTTTACAGGTAAAAATGAAAAAGTAAATTAGAAGGATTATGAAAATATTAAGTATAGTGGGAACTAGACCACAAATATTCAAACTAGACCCTGACCTGTCAGACGTAGTTGTTAATACAGGTCAACACTACGATAAAGAGATGGACGCTATTCATTTCAAAGACATGAAGATTAAACCTAAATATAACTTAGGATGTTCTTCAGATGAGATGGGTAAAATGATAGATAAGCTAAGGGGAGTCTTAAAAAAAGAAAACCCCGATGCAGCGTTGGTTTATGGAGATACATATTCTACTTTAGCAGGGGCTATAGCTTGTTCTGTAGAGAACATTAAGTTTGGTCATGTAGAAGCAGGATTAAGGTCTCACGATAATACAATGCCAGAAGAAACAAATAGAAAGGTAGCAGATTTATTAGCTACTTGGAAGTTTGCACCTAGCCACTCAGCAATGAGAAACCTTTTAGAAGAAGGTTTAAGTAAAGGTGCAGTACACTCAGGAGACCCTTTGTTCTGGAGTTTTAATTATTTCTTACCATTAAAGAAAACAAAAGATTTTAGAAAGTTTATATTCTGTACAATCCATAGAAGAGAAAACTTAGAGCCACATAACTTAAAAGAAATTATAAAAGGATTAGGAATGTTAGACTCACCAGTTTACTTTCCGTTACATCCACATACTAAAAGAATAATAAAGAAACTTAAAATAAAAATACCAAAGAATATTGAAATGGTTAAACCACAGCCAAGAAAACAAACCTTAGAAAAGATACACAACTCTAAGCTAGTGATTACAGACTCAGGTGGTATACAAAGAGAAGCTTACTGGATGACAAGACTAAGCTTATGTATAAGACCAGTAACAGAATGGGAAGAGATAGTAGAAAGTGGTTGGTCAAGACTTATACCAGCTAATGCAAAACGTATAGCTGAGGAAGCAATGAGAGAACATAAAGCTCATGGAGTAGTAGAGCTCCCACGAAACAACCCGTATAAATTAATCAAAGAGACCCTGGAGGACAGCGTATGAAAAAATTAAGAATATTATACTTCATTACAACACAGAATGGAGTAGGCTGGTATAGAGTACACTTACCAGTAAAAGAAATAAGAAAACAAGGACTTGCAGAAGTATGGACTAATCCATTTGATGCAGATAGAGAATCCTTAAAAGATAAAAAGAAAATAAAAAAGAT